TGGCCTGATTTTGTTTAAAATATTTGAATACTAGATATTTGGTTATAATAAAATTTGGGTCATCTGAATAAAGGCAAAGATGTTTGGGCAGGTTAAGCTGCTCAAGCTAGGGGTGATAGACATGCGATTAAGCATGTTCGTCACCTTGATGATAGGCAATTGTGTGACAACATTTACGTCACACATGAAGTGGTGGGCCCCTATTCTCTACTACGTATTGGTGGTTGAGAAGGGGCTCATGGAATGGAAACGGAAGGAATCTTCGACAGTGTATTACGTCCTGATGGGACTTTTGTTGTTCTTCGGGATACATTACCTCATGCCAACAGTGTTTTTCTTGGTCCTTCATTGGGATCAAGGGAAGCTAAGGAAAACAGGACCAATCTTTGACGGGTTGTTCTTGCCCATATACGAATGGATGCAGGAGGTCTCCATACCGGTGGCCAAACCACTGGTAGGAGTGCACGAGGGCTACTCAACTTTAGTTAGGGATTGGTTTGAGGACCTGAGAGAGGGTTACTCTAACTTCTTTTACACCGGTTTTGACACACGCATTGAGTTCATTAGAGACAATGGAGTTACCACCACCCCCCTGCCCATTAAAGACCGTCCAGCTTTGGAAGCGTCTAGAGTTCACAGCAGATATGCGGAACTTGGGTACCAGGGCAGAGTGGTCTTGTTTATGTTGGTGACAATGGTCACCTTCTATTTTTCAGGACCTCTGGCCTTGTTGATGATGCTGGGTCTGGTCGTGGTTGGAGGAGACTCTGATGAACCTAAGGCCACCTTCAATGAGAAAAACAGGGGTACAACTTTTAGAGATGGCGTGTACCATGTGGCTAACACAGTGATTGGATATGAATTGACCAATGGCATAGGGGTTGGCTTTGGAGGAGTGTTCCACGTACCGTATCATGTCACTAGAGGACAGAGCATAGTGTATGGGAGAACGAGAGTTTACCCATACTATGTCAATCCTGACCAAGATATAGTGACTTATGGTGGACCACCCAATGTTGTATCGTATCAGGCAGGAGACAAAGTGTTTGTTAACTGCGAGACAATCCAAAGCAGAACCTCTTATGAGGTGCAGGTGGACGTGGATAGAATGGGTAACGTTGTCACCTGGCAAGGTGTGACCAAACCAGGAGAATCAGGGTCACCAGTATATGCTTGGAGAGATGAAGGAATGGTATTACTTGGATTGGCTGGAAGATACATCAAGGAACCAACTGGAGTCGTTGAATATACGAACGTTGAACCAATAGTGAGAGGTGAATCCATGATCGAACAGATAACGTCTCACCCAGGATCAGGGAAAACTTGGAAGATCATACCGGACATAGTCACCAAAGGAGTCATGAGTTTAAATGGGAAGAAGGTCCTTGTGGCTGGGCCCACACGAGTTGTTTGCAGAGAGTTGCATAAGAGTATGCAGAATTTGGGAATTCGTGTTGGTCTGAACATCCGGGGATCATTGGACAGAGTGGAAGCAGCCCCTGTCCAAATAGCCGCACACAGAACAGCATTAAAGATGCTTGTGACCGGCTCACCATTGTTAAGGAACCTTGGTTTGATAGTCATTGATGAGGCACACATGGATGATACAGCAACGAAGCTACTACGAAAATACGCAAGGCATCTCATGGACATGGGAGTGAGAACTATTGAGCTGTCTGCTACATTGGATGGGATTACGAACGATGGCAGCAACCACACCATTAATGATATAAAGATCCACCCAACAGATATAGAAGAATGTATCAGGGAACGGTTGGAAGATGGGAAGAGGGTGTTGTTGTTTGTCCCATCCATCCATGGCACCCTGGCGACGCGAGTCGCCAGGAATTTTAAAGAACACAAACCGATCAGGCTGTCAAGGGATACTTTTGAGACAGCCATGAAGGAAATACCAGATGTGGAGAGACAGTTGATAATCAGTACCGATATAGCCGAGTGTGGCATAAATATACCAGAACTGGACACCGTTGTGGACTCTGGAGAAAAGTTCACATACGTTATGGAAGGAAACATCATAATAGGAAAGAAAGTTGGATTAACCTTAGCCTCAAGAACTCAACGGCGAGGTAGAGTTGGAAGAACCAAGATAGGGGAGTACATAGAAGTGGCCAGCAAGCATGATAATGATTACATATCAGCATCAACATTTGATGCTGACTTGTTGGCTGCCGGAAGAGGATGGGCCACTGGTAAGACAGAATGGCCCTTGACGTTGACAGACAACCAATTTAGAAAATGGTTGGACACTGATTTAACACCACTAGAAATATACCTAGACTATGACGGTTCAGGATTAGAGAGATCTGAAAATAACAAGCGGATTGTGCACTCAAGCATCAAAGGAGGAGGCTTGAACTATGAAGGATGTGGAAAATGCGAATTGTGTAGGGGAGCGTACTATATGTACGACGAGCGAGCGCATGATCGCATAATTCATGGAAAGTTGCGCAAGGCTGTTATGCTGAACTAAATCAGGGAATGATGGATGACGATTAAAGAAGCACTGGAAGTAGTAGAGGTTTCGCAGACCCGCATAGCGACCAAGGTGCTAACGGAAACAAAACATTTTGAAGATTGGAAATAGTCATTGGGGTGATTGCCCATAATAAGGATGGAATCGTGATGCCCTGGAGCCCATAATACCAGGAAAAAGCGATAACGAATCTTTGCCTGCCCAAGTCTAGCTGCATACTAGCGAACATACTAAGGCTTGGGCTTACAATAGAAACGGGGCG